GCCTCGAACGTGTGGGCACCCCCAGGTTCTGGGAAAACGCTTTGTGGACTCGTCTGGCTTACCGCAGCGGGAAAGAACATGAAGCTCGTGGTCACTCGTGCGCTTGCCCGAGGGACATGGCGAGAGGAGATCCGGAAGTACACGACCCTTCAGCCTGTGCTCTTGACGGGTCACGATGCCGAGAGGTTCGTGCCTGACCCGAGTTGTATCTACATCACAGCATGGGAGACATTGATTCAATGGGGCAGTGTGCTCTGTAAGATGAGCCCGGACAGTGTGGTGTTCGATGAGATTCACTGTGCGAAGAACCACAAGCGGGTGGTCCCGGTATTGCAGGCTGACGGCAGCAAGACTTGGAAGTCTCGGGAAAACATTTCTGCCAATGCCAGTGAGCTATCCAAAAGTTGTCGAAGACGCCTTGGGCTTACTGCCACCCCGATCCCCAATAGGCCCAAGGATCTGTGGGCCCAGCTTGATCTGATCGAGCCCTGGCAATGGGGAACGTTTCACCAGTTCGGTGTCCGGTACTGCGGTGGATTCGAAGATACCTATGGCTGGAAGTACAACGGGTTGAGCAATGCCCAAGAGTTGAACGGGCGACTGGACCTCATCAAGCACAAGACTTCACAGAAAACGATGGCGGCAAGCCTCCCGCCCAAGAGGAGGCAAGTAGTTCATCTGGGTGTGGAAGAACAGAACCGACCTGCCGGTGGATTCAAGCAGGAGATCCGGAAGGCATCGAAGGTGGGGAACCACGAGGGCCTGTTCGAAATCTATCTGCAAGAAGCCGCAACGAGGAAGCGGGCTTACGTCATCGAGCGCGTCGAAGAGGCTATGGCCTCTGGTCAGAAGTGCGTGGTGTTTACTGGTCGGCGCAAGGACTGTGAGTTCCTCTCTGAAAAGCTGGAGAAACATCTCCAGAAGAAGAAGATCGAGGCCCGAGTGTGGTGGGCACACGGAGGCTTGACCACGGAGAAGCGGGACGAGATCCGTCTGGACTACATGAGCCATGGGGGAGCGGGGGTAATCATAGCGACAGGCGATTCCATGGGAGAGTCAGTCAACCTCCAGAAAACAGATCTGGCATTGATCATCATGCTGCCCTGGACCCCTCGACAGATACGTCAGTGGGAAGGGAGATTCGTTCGCTTGGGTGGTGATCGCCCCGTACTGGTAAGCTACGTGATTGCGGAAGGGACGGTCGATGAGGATGTGGCAGAGGTGCTCTTGGATAAGCTCCCCGCAGTTGGCGCGGTGGCCCAGGACGAGATGATCACGGAGTTCGAACAATCGTTTTCGTCCTCCGAGGGTGACTTGCTGGAGCGCATTATCTCTACAACAAGTGCTTGACAGGTGTCTGAGGTATGTTATACTAATAGTGAAGGACCGGTGGGAGAGGCGGAAACGTTTTCAGGGAAGGTGAATGATGGCGAATGTAACTATGAAGTTTAACGACCTCATAATCTCGATGACGCGGAGAGAGTTCACCTTGATAACCAAGTCATTGGTCGGAGCCCTGGAGCAGGAGAAGGAAGAAGAGGCCCGACAGTTGGGCGAGGAGATGTTGGAGCGCCGCATCGGGTGCCTCCAGGAAGAAGAGAAGAGGTGCAACCGAGCATTAGACCATGCGTTGCATCTGGTTGATGAGTGTGAAGAGGGGGGTGGGTGATGAGCTTCCTGGGAGAAGGGAAAGGAATGGAGAAGATATTGCTGGACGCGGGTCCATCCGAGCGTGGATGGCATCGCATTGAAGCCGCTGCCCGATGCTTGCGCTTGTTTGCCTTGCGTGAGAGTGGCGTCGTGCCCTTCCCCGAGAGCGAACCTCTGGTCCGTGGTTCCCTGGTACACATCGGGTTGGCCCACATCTATGCGCGTAAGCAAGAAGCCGACAGTGGTGGAGACCCAGACAAGTACTACACGCCCGAGGATTCGATTCTACGGTTGGCCGAGAAGAACGGGGGTATGTGGCTGGACTTGGTGGACCTGTGCTGCGACATGGTAAATGCCTACCGATTGCGGTGGGGTGATGACCGGACTTGGAAAGTCATTTCTGTGGAGAATGAGTTGCGTGCCAAGCTGCGAGGCAAGTGGCTCTACACCCAGCGTGCCGACTTGATTGTCGAAGATGATTTCGGGAAGGTGTGGATCGTTGACCACAAGACCGCGTACCGTATTGCAGCCAAGACACTGAGCCCCCACATCCTCGATGGACAGATGCTTGGGTATCAGATGTTTGGCAGAAAGATGTTCGGGAAGAAGTTCGGTGGTGTCGTCATCAACCGGATCACGACTCGTCCACCATTCCAGTTCGACCGTGCGATGCTTGAGCCCGCGCCCGATGCCTTGTCTCGATTCGTTGGGAACCTTTGTGAGATGGAAGAAATGATTCAGCGGTACGAGGGCAAGCCTCCGATGGAGTGGCCCGGGACGTACTCAAACATGGTGTGCACACACAAGTATGGGAAGTGTGATGCCTTTGATCAGTGCCAATGGGGAGGTGCCAAATGAGCTTCCGCATCACTGATACTCTCAGATTCACTCTCACCGTCAAGAGGGAAGATACAGCGTGGCGGGGCCAACACTACGACAGCTTGGCCCGCATCGAGATCCCGGTAGAGATTCCCATCGACTGGGATGGTCACTCAAGCGGTATCAATGTTGCCATCCTTGACGATGCACTCAACTTTTTTAAGGAGCGAATCGAAGCCTGTGCATCGCAGGCAGCCAAGAACCTCCCAAGTTTCCCTGAGCACAACAAAGCCAAGGGAGGTAAGTGATGAGTAGCCCCCGACTGCATGGATGCCTGTTTGGGATCGATGAGGAAACAAGGAAGTCTCGCCTGCGCCACCTGTCCATGACAGCGGAAGATGCATGGGAGGATGCCATTGAGGGGGAGGGTTTGGACTATTCCACGATGGACACGGGACACAGTGCTGCCTTCACCGAGCGCAGGCGGGCATTCATTGAGAACTACAATGACACCTACGCTGAGAAGAGGCGGCACAATGAGTCAACCATCCTGGCGCTGGAGGGACTGGCCGATGGGTTGATGGTGGACTACCGCGAACTCTTCTTGAAGGCGGCGGCGTTGGAGGAAGAGGTACGCGCTCTTCAAGAGAAAGTGACCATGGCCCCGCTTGGTGCGAAGCCAGAAGGAGGTAAGTGATGAAAGCGAATAAGATAGATGGTTCTGGAATCTTCGCAGTGATTTACGGCCCATCGAAAGTGGGCAAGAGCACGATGACCGGAGCAGCGGGAGCGGGAGGAATGTTTCTCGCACAACCCGGTGGGCTCCTTCCCATCAATCGATTCCTTGGGCTGAAGGACATTGAGTACTACTGCCCCAATACCATTGAAGAGGCAGCAAAGGCTGTTCAGAATAATGCTGGCAAGACGCCCACCATCGTAGTCGATGACTTCTCTCTGCTGGTGGAGCAGACAATCCAGCAACTGGAGAAGAAACATTCCTTTGGAGATATGTGGCGAGCACTCCGACATCAGGTATTGGGCATGCGCGATGCCTCACGGATTGCTACAGCGAAAGGAACCCATGTTATTTTCAACTGCCATGAATCGCCTCCGAAGACTTCATCCGGGAAGTATGTACGGGGCGGACCCCAACTCCCTGGTCAACTTCCAGAACAGTTCTCAGCATTCGCTGACGTGGTTGCCCGAGCCAAGTTCGATGAGACCGCTGCCCCTTGGAAGTACGTCATCCGTACTGGCCCCAACCCTGAATACATCAGTGGGGATCGGCTGGACATTTTCCCGGATCCCGCTCCGATGAATCTGGCGGAAGCCTTACGCTGTGCAGGCTATGAACTCCCTCGGCCCAAGGGGATGGGCTGGATGGAGAAAGTTGTAACAGAACTATCTGCCCGGGTACTGGAGACGGGGCTTGAATCTTGGAGAGAAACGCTGAAGCCTGCGGCCGACAAGCTGCGGAAGAAGTATGAGGATACCCACGTTCGATGGGTAATCCAAGACTCGCTTCATCGTGCTGTTCTCCTTAATGCGAAAAACAATCTTCTCGATGAGTTGTTCACCGAGGAAACTTCGGAGGACTGGTAGTCCCTGGTGAGGGTCATTTTCTCTTTACCTCCCCCATTGGGGGCTACTGGTCTTCCCTTCCAACAACAAAACACCATAGGAAACGAGTGACATTATGGATGCTCTGAACATTGAACTGGACTTTACCGACGTAAGCGCTGCTGGTGGGCTGGGTACTTTGCCCGCTGGTCTTCACGATGGAACCATCGTGGAGTTCAAGCACTTCCCTGATACCAACCGGCTGTATGCCTACATTCTGACCCAAGGCGTTCGCCATCGGGAAAGCTTTGGGCTGGGCAATGTGAGCAGCTTGCCTTTCCTGAAGGCATTCCTGCTGTCCGCTGGCGTGCCAGAAGGCAAGTTGGATAACAAGGGAAAGGTTCCCTTTCACAAGTTGGGCGGTCGTACCGTGTACTTCCAGTACACTCCGGCTCAAACCGACAATGCTGGTAAGCGCGTGGATGGGAGCTACGCCCGCTATATCTTCTATTCGAAGCAACAGTGGGAGCAGATGGCTGCTTACTCGAACGCATCCGCTTCGGATGTGGTCATTGAAACCCCGACCAATGGGAGTTCCAATGGCGCAAGTGCTGCCC